GGTTTCGCTTTAATCTTTTTGCCCGCTCCGCCTGTTCTTGCTGTACCATAACTGTCAGATTTCGCATTTGCAAACCTTTTAGCTTCTACAGAGCCCGCTTCCGGGTCTCCGGATAATTCTTTATTTTTTAATAAAAACGAAATACCCCTTTTTTGGATATTATCAATAACCCCATCGTATAATTCTTGTAAAAATTCTTGTCCTGTAGGGTCTAACAAAATACTTAATGATTCAATTCTTGCCATTTAAATTCCTCCTGTTTTCGCATAAAAAAGTCAGCCACAAGGCTAACTCTTTAAATATTTAATTTTTTTATATAAGCATTGGTCTTTCTTTTCGCTCGTTGCCTTCCGGAAGAGGTTTTGTTGCGCCTCCTGCTTCGGGCGGTTTAGTGCCCTCTATCATGAAGATGTCTGCGCGCTCTTCCCCTTTTTCGTTTTTAATCAGCGCTTCAAAAATCTCTTGGCGATTTTTACCCTCGTTCGATTTATCTTCAAGAGCCGAATTTAAGCGTTCTTCAAAGGCTTTTTCAGTTTCTGGTGTTGCAAATTTCTTTTCTAAACTTTTGAAAAACTCTTTTGTGTCAGCTTCCCTTTTGATTTTGGAACTCTCAATTTCAAACTCTTTTCTTAATTTTTTCAATTCGTTTTCATGCTCTTTTTGAAGATTTTCGATGTCTTTTTTGGATTGTTCATCGATTCCACTTGCAGAATTAATTTTTTCTTTGAATTCTTCATTCTGCTTTTTAAGGGTTTCAATTTCGTTTTCAAGTGATTTTTTAGCGTTTAATAATTCAGTTTCGCTTTTTTCTTTTTCGAGTTTGTTTTTGTCCTTTTCGGCTTGAATATCCTTGCCGTTTTCAGCCAAAATGTATTCGATTTGTTCTTTGTCTAAACCTTTTGTTTCTAATTCTTTTCGATTCATATATTCTCCTATCCGGCTATTACGTTGTTTTACGTGTGTAACGACCCACGAGCCATTGACCGTTTTACGCCTAATCATCTGGCGAATTTTTTGTATTAAAAAAGCAACCTAACTTAATAGATTGCCCATAACCACTAAAATTTTATTGCTCCTCCATTCTCGTTTATAGCTTGAACGTATTCTTTAAAAGCTTTCTTTGCTGATTCTGGGGCATCTTCTCTGACCCCTCTTTCCTCGAAACTTATCATATCATTCTCAGCCAAATCAATTGGAACAGCATTTAACCAATTGTAAAACTCGCTTATATCATACATATTAACCTAACCTCCTTCTTAGTTCCTTCACTATTTCACGGCTTAAAGGCTGTGCCTTCTCCTCATTACTGAACACATCCAAAAAAGCCTCAGCTATTGTCTCCGAATAATTTTTATATGCATACATCGAAATCTGTTTCATTGCGACAGATAGATTTACCCCATCTCCATAGTTTTCTTCAGAGGATTTCCACGCTTTTTTCACAATTTGACGAGCGGTTGTGTTTTTCTGCCAGTCCTTTACCGCCTTTACAGTATCGGCTCGATTTTGCTTTATTATTATCCCTTCTAAAATATGCGCCAGTTCGTGTACGCCTGTTTCATCCCATGTGGAACCTTGAGGATGAAACAATTTTTTCACACCATTGTCAACACTTTGTTTCACTTTAGTGATATTTTTATAATACTCGGGATTAAAGTAAAGGGCTGTGCTCCTATTATTCGCAAAAGAATAACTAGCTCCCATAAATGCCTTGTTTTGTGAAAAAAGAGAAATTTCTTTGATTTCCCCTTTTAATTCGGGCCATTCGCTTATAACTCTATCCATTTGAATAAATGTTCCTTTTACTGCTTCAACATCAAGCCCTGCCAAATCTGTTTTTAAAACGCCCCAGTTTTCCTTAACATATTCAGACAACTGTTCAATTGTGGTTGCGTCAAATAAATCTTTTTTGATTTTAGGTTTAATTACTTTTTCGATTTTAGAATTATCCGTCTTTGGTATAGGTTTATTTCCTATTTTGCCAGTTGCTCCAACCCGATTAGTTTTTGGAGTTAGCCCCACAGCCTTACTAAATTCTTTATAACTTTTCGATAATTGCCTAGCCTTTATCTTCGCCGTGTTAGCGGATTCGGCATCACCCTCGGCTTCAAAAGCAAATGCCCTATCTTTTTCGCGCCGAATAGCGGTTTCATATCGCCTTTGTTTCTGCATAGCTTCATACTTGTTGTACTCTTTGCCCTCGAAAATATGCTTTTCCTGTTCTTGAGCATTTAAAACTTCAAGTTCCCTTTTTGAATAAGTCGGCGTTGAGATGCCTAAAAGTATAGGAAAACTTCTGTGATAGCAGTTCGGCTCTTTCATTTTGGGTAAAATTTCATCGTAATATTGCTTTAAAGTGAATTGCAATCCTCCAAAATCATGGGTAGGACGAAATCCACCATGCCAACTAATTTCGTAACCGTCTGCGTCAATTTCCTTACCTATCATTTCGGATTGCGCATGTGATAAGTTTGCCAACCCGCCTAAAATATTCATTCTCACAGAACTATCTAACCGCCGTTTATATCCGCTTTCATATTCAATATAAGTTAATCCGTGGTCTGACATCGTGCGGACCGTGCTTTTCATAGCGGAATGAAAATCAGTTTGTCCTGTCACAGCTTGCAGTATCGCATAATCAACAGAACTTTGGTAAAACTTTGCGAGTGTTTGAAATTCGGGCTTTATAAGCTTATGCCCATTGGTATTACTCATAAATCCGGTTGTGTTTGACATATTTATAAGCGTTTTGTTTGTGGCTTTGCTTATATTTTGTACTAATTCCTGCATACGCTCATTTTCTTCAAAAGGAATCCATTCGGCACCGCTTAAATCATAGTTACTTTTTTGCTCGTTATACTCTATTTCAGATGCATAATAAAAAATATCGTATATTTCTTTTTCGGTTTTTTCAGTAATCGCGGCAATTTCTTTTTTAATCGCCTTTAAATCGTACCCGATTCTTTGCAATTCGTTTAACCTATGAATATCTGTCGCCGAAAGTTTGCCTATTTTGGATATTCTTTCGGCTATAACGCTTATGATTTCGCGTTCTAATTTTTGAAAACTCTCCTGTAACGGCAACGGTAGGGCATTTAACTGTTCTTCGCTTAACATAAGCTAATCCCCCTTAAATCGACCTGCCCGGCGGTGCTTCCGGAGTTCCCATCAGCAATGATTCGCTTTCCGGCATCATCTCTAAAGCCTTCTTCTCGTCTACGCCGTATTTTTTAGCTAAATAAATTTCCGGTTTAAGAAGCCCAGCGGCGACATCTTCAGCCATAGATTTCAACACGGCTTCTTTATCATTGATAATACTGTCATCGAAATCGGTAGTTACTAAATAATCCGGTGGTAATTTCGGATAATTTAACCACACACCGATAGCGTATACAGCATCTTTAAGTGCATCATCAAGATTTTTTTGATTCTCCTTAATCATTACATAAGTCAATTGTCGCGACATTTGAATTTCCGTTGCTGTTTTAGCGACCATTTCCATCTCTGAAATCGTTCCGTGAGATAGTCCGATACAATCTTCAATTTCTTTTTTGTACTCATTCAATCCCGCTAAGTAGCTGATTTCATTAATGGCAGGGCTATAGCTTTCGAAGAACTCTTCTCCACTTGCATTTTTGCCACCCATATTCAACTTGATATAGTAATCATCTTCTAAATACGGAAGTTCGCCTGCGCTTTTCACAGCTAAATGAGAGATATATTGTTTCGCCTCTTTTACTTTAAATTCTCTTACCAAAGAAGATAGCTGAATATCCGCTCTTTTTATTGCATCCACAGCCCTTGCATAAATTGAAATGCCCAAAGGACTTTTTGTATCTACATTGTTGCTTGTAGCGGGTTTGAAATATCCAAATAGCGGCGCTTTTATATTAGCGAAAAGAGTTTCGGGATTTAAATTAGCCCAAATTTCAATAAAGCTATAATCTTTTACTTCAGTTCCGACGGTACCATGTTCGTCACTCTTATAAACTTTGTTAGCTATAAGATACGTTTTTTGATGTTCATCAAACGTGTGCGTCTCTAATCTTAAAAAGACAGAACCTTTACATTCAGTGTAGTCTTTAAAAGTTACTCCCGTAATAGTCCCGTCATTACTAAAAGAATCTACCACGAAATCCGTAGCTTGAGCGAAGTCAATCATTATCTGCCCGTTAGATGCATAAGGTTTTAAAATAATCCCACCTAAAGCAAGTCCATATTCAACCTGTGTCCGAATATTTTTCAAAACTTCTTTTTGATATATTTCATTAACGCGGTCATCATTTACTTCGCTTTTCATTTCCATAGTGATAAGCCACGAAATTTTCGCAACAAGAGCCGCAGCAAGATTTAAACTGTGAACATTCTTTTTTCTTGTCCAAGGAGCATTATCTAAATACATATCCTTCCATAACTTTTGTTTGTCGGCGATATTGCTCTCCAAGATATTAGGACTTTTAACATTAACCATTTTGTTTAACCAACTCCTTACTGCATTTTTCACTTTACCCAAGCTTTATCAACTCCCTAATGATGTAACTCATAAGTCTTTCTATCGAATATTCCCAAGCATCGCCCGAATCTTGGTCATAACTTCCGTCATCAAGTCTTTTGTCTTCGTCGGATTTAGAATCATATAATGCGGATTCAAAAAAGTCCGCAACAGTTTCGCATTCTCTAGTCAAAAAAAGTCTCCGTTGAGCCATTAGTGCAACCGTAAATCTTATACGGTCAACAATTGGTTTCTTGAGACTGTTCCTCACTGCGTATTTTGTTTTTTGTTCTAAAAGATTAATGAGAAGTTGCTCCGCACTGTCCGCGTAAATGTCATCTATTTGCCCGTAATCTCTCTCAACTTCATTAATAAATTCAACAGCCCAATTACAAACATCTTCCGGTGTTGTCCCTTGCGCGGCGTGCCATCGGCTTTTTAAAATAATGACATTTTCAAAATTCTTTGTGATGCCTGTCGCAACAAAAGCGTGTCCGGATTTATTCCCGCCCCAATCGATACCGATATTTATATATTCTAATTCTTGCGGGATTCCGTCTATATAAAAGCACTCATGCCTTTTGCTGTAGTCAATATAAAAGTCTTCTTTATTCTCGATGAATACTTTGTATATTGCGCCCTCGGCATCAGCCCACAGCCCCAAAATATATCGGTCATAAAAAACAGTACCTCTGTATTCCTTTTTCATATTTTTGACAATCAGCGGGTCTAAAAAGGGATTATCGTCGATGGTGTATCTCTGTTCATATAAGTCTATATCCCTTTTATCAAGAAACTTTGCTTTAAGCCAATGTTTTTTGTGAGCGGGATTCAGCGCACCGTCTAAAACGGAGTAAGGCTTATCCAACCTTGACGGAATCAAATTGAATACTTCTTCGCTCCAATCCGCCATTTCATCGCCATACAGATATTTGATACTACTACCACGAATTTTACTTATCTGACTTTTCTTCTCAGCACCAAGACAGTAAACCATTTCGCCGAACAAACGGCATTTATTAGCGTTATTAATCTCACCAACCAATTTAGATGTGTAAATCTCACGCATCGGAGTTAAAACGTTTCGCTCGATTGTCTCTTTAGTAACTCCCATAATAACGACTAAGCCGCTTTTGCCGCGCCTTTCGGTGATTCTGCGAGGTATCATATAAGCAGTATCTAAGAAAGTCTTTCCCGAACGCGTCGCGCCTGTTTTGATATTAAAACGATGATTCGCGTTTCTTATGAACTCCATCTGCTTCGGCGAATATTCCCTAATCAGTTGGCTCATTCGCGTCACCTTTTTGCGGAGCGATGATAGATTCCAAATAATCATCTAACTTCTCTAAAATCTCATTATCGGCGTCCAATCCAGATTCAAGAATTTTCTTCTTAATTTCGAGAATAGCCGCTTCGGCTTTTACTTTATCAATTCCGCTTGGATTATCTACCCACTTGCCACGCAAACGATTTTTAAGCCAATAAATTTGAGCGGTGGGATTGGGCTGAACTTCTTTCGTCACACTCTTCGTTGTTAACATAACACCATTGATAAGTTCTTTGGTAACTTCGGTGTATTCATACCCCAAAGCCCTCTTTAATAAAGCGTTTTCAACCTCAATGTCAACAACTTCTTTGCCTTTCTTTAAGGCTTGCAAAATTGATATGTGCTTTTTCTTCCAATTCCGCAACGAAGAGTGACTAACTCCCATATTTTTAGCAATTTGCGGCTCGGTTAACCCGTCTCGCGCCCACGCTTCAAGCAATAATAATTTATCCGGCTCTAACCATTCTTGATATTTACTTTGATATTCAGCTTTCTTTATTGCTACTTTTTTATTTGCCACTACATCACCAACTTTTTTGCATACAAAAACGCCCCGCATTTCTGCAAGACGCTTTTCAATTAAAGGAGATTTATTTATCCACTTGTCCATTTAAATAATAACACAGGAAAAACGAACAAAACGAACAGAATAAAAAATATTTAAAAAACTTTTTCAAAATATCTTTCTATCTTCATTCTGCTTCTATCTCCGCAAGGATAGCCGTAGACTTTTCGGGCGGTCTTATTCCACGAATCGCCGTTCAAAAATCTATATCTTATCATAAGCTTTATTTCGCTATCTTCTATTTCTTCGATAAATTCCTCTATCAGAAGTAAATCCTGTTCTAGCTTATTGATTCTTCTGGAATACAGAGCGTTCAAGTTATCAATTCGTTCCGTCCTATCAGTATAACCGCATATGTTTATAGTCGTTTGGTTGTAAGGTATTTGATGTCGCGAGCTAATAACCGTATCAAACACAAAATCATCTTCGATGTTGCTTACATTCTCAATTTTCTTCTTGAGTTCTTGAAGTTCCTTTTTATCATGCCTGTAATTTTCCAGTTTTTTCTTTGTTATTTTCAACCATACCGCCCTCCCAGAATCTATGTTATAATGTTATGCATCAGTTTTTAGGAGAGCCTTTGTCGATTTGCAAGTCGCTAGGGCTTTTTTTATNTACATAAGTATGGATTGTCTAAGCTAATAACTTTTGGTTGTCTGCCAACATAAAAACATTTTTATGAATATAAAATTCGGTATCGTTGCATACCTTTTCGTACTCTTCCGGAGATTCAAAACTTTTGATAACTGCTTTTTCTTCCGGAGATAAATCCTTATAAGCTTTTTTCGAGTAACTCGGCGGCAACCATTTCTTATGTTGTGCCCCAAAGATATTGAATTTTTTAAGCAATTCATCATCTTTAAAAACTATGTGGCAAGTACCTTTTTTGAAGAAAGTAAGATTAAAGAATTTACATTCAATATTCTTTGTTGTTACAGTTTCCTCCGCTTCTTTTAATATTCCGCCGATGTC